TTATTGAGAGAAGCAGTCCTGATTTTTTCAATGAACTCATAATGATAATGGGTGCGTCAATGGCATTAGCACAAACATCAGCCGTTGGCACAGCATTACTAGCAGGTGCAACCGCTGATGGCACACCAACAGCAAACACAGCTGCGGGATTGCTTGCATACACATCACGATCAAATGCAGCAATTTATGGATCAACACAAAGATTTGCCAGGTCTTTAATTGTATCTCCTGACCAATGGGCAAACATAATGTCATATAATAATAATGGCATTCCATTATTTCAGGCATATCAGCCAAGCAACCAAACTGGTTTAGTAACTGGTCAATCACAAATTGGTTTAGTTGCAGGACTAAATTTTTATGTGGACAATTCAGGTGTAATTACTGGCACTGGAGATGGATCAATGGTTGTTGTTGAGCCTAATTCATACACATGGTATGAATCACCAAATTACCGCTTAGATGTAAACAAGCCATCTGACGGAACAGTTGAAATCTCAATAAATTCTTATGGTGCCATAGCAACCAAAATTGGGGCTGGTGCTAGAAAATTTAATTTCACCTAATATCTAAATCATGGGTTGTGATTCTCCCGAACGCAACCCAGCCGACTACATGAAAGGACACTGATGCCGATTATCACCGCAACTGAATTGCGCAATGTTTTGGGTGTCAGTGTCACCATGTATTCAAATGAGTATTTGGAACAAATTATTGCCAGCAGTGAGCAGGTTATTCTGCCATTGCTGGTTTCTTATTCATCAGCAATTCAGGAATATCAGGTAACTGATGATGTCATTACATTCACAACAGTTAGACCAAATTATTTTGTAGAGGGTCAATCAGTCGTTGTGACTGGTTGTGGTGGCTTAGATGATACATACACCGCTGATGCTCGGGCATCAAATGTGTATCAATTCACTGCAAGCGTAGATGCAGCGGATTCACTCTCAGCCATTCCAGTCATCCCCGCTGGGGTCGCGGTTCTAGATGGGTCTAGTGCCGCTGATCTTTATGCAAATACAGCTGCAATCAAGAATGCATTGCTGGTTGTCAGCACTGAGATTTTCCAATCAGTTGTTGCACCTGGTGGACAAATTGAAGGCGTGGATTTTGCCCCGACACCATACAGAATGGGCAGATCATTGACCAGCCGCGTGATGGCTTTGTTATTGCCGTATGTTGAAACAGAAACAATTGCACAATGAGTTCATCAATTTTAGAGGTTCGCAATGAACTAGCAACCGCCTTGGCATCAGTTGGCGCGTCAGTTTATGGATCAGTTCCCGAAGCGGTAATCCCGCCAGCATGTGTGATTGTGCCTGATGCACCCTATTTGGAAAGCCGTTTAATTGGTGGCGCAACAGTCAATCTTAAAATTAACTTTATTATTACCGCAGCCGTTGCCTACAACAGCAATCCTGGCGCATTAGATAACCTGGAACAATTGGTGATTCAAATTTTGGGTGTCATGCCCAATGGTTATGTGGTCGGAGATGTGCAACGCCCAGCAATCACCAGTGTGGGCGCATCAACGCTTTTAACCGCTGATCTATCAGTCAGCACCTATTACAACCAAGACTAAGGAGAAATAAAGAAATGCCAACAACAATCATCACAGGGCGTGACATAACACTTACAATTGATTCTGACAGTTATGTCGCACAGGCTACATCAGCCACACTCACAGTTGATTCAACAATCAACACTTATCAGACACTTGATGGAAAAGCGTATTACACCACCGACACCCAGGGCAGCCTGGCAGTTGAATTATTGGCTGATTGGGGCGCAGCATCATCACTTTGTGAAGCATTGTGGACAGCTGCAACCAACGCACCACAAACAGGTTTGGGTGTTGTATTGGTAGCAGACACAGGCGCATCATTTGCCTTTGATGTGCAGCCAATCCTGCCATCAGCGGGCGGCACTGCACCTGATGCACAAACAGTTTCATTGGCATTCACATGTGTGACAACGCCAGTTTTAACAATTTCATAAACTAAAGAATCGGGAGAAAATAGAATGAAATTACCAATCACAATTGAATATGGAAATGGGTCATCAGAAACCTACACCGCCCAGCCACCTGAGTGGGCAAAGTGGGAACAAAAAACTGGTTACATCATCAGCCAAGCCCAGGATAAATTGGGCATAAGTGATTTGATGTTTTTGGCATATCACGCCATGAAGCGTGAGAGTGCTGGGAAACCAATCAAATCATTTGAGATTTGGTGTGAAACAGTTGTTGATGTGGTGGTGGGGGTTGATGACCCAAAAGTTACAAGCGCGGAAGCATAAATTATTTGTTGGTTGAATTGGCAATTGCCACATCAATCCCAATGAGTGAATGGGAAAGCGCAGAGCAGATTTTAACCGCAGTTGAGATTTTGGAGAAACGCAATGCCAAATGAGGCGATCACCTACGACAAGGCACAGCTGCGCGGAATCATCAAAGCGTTTGGTGCAATGGATGATCAGGCAATTGCAGAATCAAAGAAACAATCAGGTGCGCTGGTTGAGTATTTACAACGCAAAATCATTGGCGCATCCAGTTTCACACAAAACCTGATTGATGATCGGATTGCCGCAGGATCAAGGGTAAGCAAATCATCAAAGATTGGTGAAATTAGTTTTGGTTTTGCATCACAGAAATTCAGCGGTGGTGGCACAACCCAGCAATTGTGGGGTGGGGCAGAATTTGGATCAAACAAATATAAGCAATTTCCGAATTGGTCAGGCAAATTTGGCAGGGGTTCACGCGGTTGGTTTATTTATCCGACACTACGACAAGAGCAGCCATACATTATTGATCAATGGGAAAATGCCTTTGATCGCATAGTTAAGGAGTGGTAATGGCATCCACAGGTTCACGCACCCTTAAACTCTCCATCCTGGCAGAAACCAAACAACTCACTGACAGTCTTAAATCAGCCAACAATGATGTTGAAACATTTGGCGACAAAATGGGCGAGGTTGGCAAAAAGATTGGCGCAGCCTTTGCCCTAGCAGCCGCAGCGGCAGCCGCTTATGCAATCAAAATTGGCGTTGATGGGGTCAAATCAGCCATTGAGGATGAAGCCGCACAGTTGCGTTTGGCTAGTGCATTAAAGAGTGCCACAGGGGCAACTGACACCCAAATCAAGGCAACTGAGGATTATATCTCCAAAATGCAATTGGCGACTGGCGTGAGTGACACAGATTTGAGAGCATCAATGCAACGCCTGGCAGTTAGCACAAAAGATGTGAGCAAATCCCAAGATATTTTAAACCTGGCAATTGATGTTTCAAAAGGCACAGGAAAAGATTTGGCAACAGTCACCGAAGCCCTGGCAAAAGCCTATGAGGGGCAGGATACAAAACTGGCGCGTTTGGGAATTGGTCTATCAGCTGCGGATTTAAAGGCAATGGATTTCAGCCAAACTCAAATTGCATTATCAAACCTTTATGGTGGGGCTGCATCTAGGAATGCTGAAACATTTCAGGGGCGCATTGATCGTTTGAAGCAAGCATTTGATGAGGGCAAAGAAGCCGTTGGTGCGCGGTTGTTGCCAATTATTGAACGCCTGATTGGGTATGTGTTTGAATATGGTGTGCCGATAATTAACAAATTTAAAGATGCCTGGGATGTTGTTAAAAAGTCAATTGATAACAACAAAGAGAATTTTCAAGAATTTATTGACCTAATGCAAACTTATGTGTTGCCAGTATTGAAAACAGTATTTGGATTCATAGTTGATGTGGGTGCAAAGGCTGCATCAGCCATTATCAGCGCGTTTGGCACAATTGTGGGCGCAATAACACCAACCATAAATTTCATTATTGATGCAATTAACACAGTCATCAGAGGTTTAAATTTAATCAAACCAGGTGCTGACATTGCTTCATTATCAAAAATTTATGGATCAGGACAAGTCAATGGCGGTTATCAAACAGGGCAATCATCAACAATGACCACAGTGCCATCAGTTACGCCATCACCTAGTGCAACAGGCGGCGGGGCAAGTGCATCAACAACAGGTGGAATCACAATGACAATGCCACCAATAGTTCCAACCAATTTCACCCCGTTTGGTCAGGCTGGGGGCAATGGGTCAGGATTTGTTGGCACACCATTTGGACAAGCACCCGTAACAATCAACATTGGCGTTGCAGGTGATCCCGAAGCCACAGCCCGCACAATTGTTGATGTTATGAATAATTCAAATTATCGCGGCACAGGCGGTGCAAACAACTTTATCAGGGGTGACTGATGAGTGTATGGAATCCAGTTTGGCGAATCAAAATCAATGGCGTTGATTATACCAATGCAATTCTATCCAATCTCACCATTACATCAGGGCGAACCAATATCTATGAACAAGCCCAAGCGGGTTACATAAATTTACAATTGATTAACCTGGATCAATCACCAATCCTGGCAGAAATCAATCAGGCAATTACAGTTGAAATACAGGATTCCACAGCTGCATTTGTGCCGATATTTGGCGGGTCAATTGTTGATGTTGCGGTGTCAGTCAGTGATGCAGGTGGAATTGCTTATGCGCAGACAATCACAATCATTGCCCTGGGTGCGCTCGCCAGGTTGCCAAAAGTTTTGACCAATGGAGTGCTGGCAAAAGCCCATGATGGAACGCAGATTTACAACATTTTAAAAAATGTTTTATTTGCCCAATGGCAAGCAGTGCCAGCGGCACAAACCTGGGCAGCATTTAATCCTGCGACTACCTGGGCAAATGCGTTGAACACTGGATTGGGTGAAATTGACAAGCCTGGCAATTATGAATTGGCACAAAGATCATCAAGCCGTACTGATGTCTATTCATTGGTTTCAGCATTGGCAACATCAGGGCTGGGATATTTATATGAGGATGGATCAGGTTTGATCAGTTATGCAGACAGCACACACCGCACAACTTATTTGGCAACCAATGGTTATGTGGATTTATCTGCAAATGACGCATTGGCAAATTCACTTAAAATTCAAACCAGGGCAGGTGATGTGCGCAATGCGATCACCATCAAATATGGGCAAAATTCAACCAATGAAACCAGTGCCAGTGATGCAGCATCAATTGCGCTTTATGGCTCATTGGCTCAAATTTTTACAACAACAATTTTTGGGGCTGGGGATGCAGCTGCTCAGGCAGCCTTTTATTTATCAATCAGAGCAAACCCACAGGCAAACTTTAATTCCATTACTTATGAATTAACCAACCCTGAAATCAGTGATTCAGACAGGGATGCCCTGATTGGGATATTCATGGGGATGCCAGTGTTTATTGCTGATCTACCGCTCAACATGGTGGCTGGGTCATTTCCAGGCTTTGTTGAGGGATGGACATGGCGGGCGGCATATAACCAAGTTTCAATTACCCCATTATTGTCACCGCTCGCATATTCTTTGCAAGCAATGGCGTGGTCTGATGTGCCAGTGGTTGAGCAGTGGACTACTATTAGCCCAACTTTAGATTGGGAAAACGCAACAATTGTTGCATAAAGGAGAAATGACATGACAAATCCAACCAGCAATTTTGGCTGGCAAATGCCTGAGCCAACCGATTTGGTTACGAATTTACCAGCCGATTTTGAGGTGTTTGGTCAAGCGGTGGACACAGATTTTGCAGATTTATTAGGTGGCACAACTGGACAAATATTAAGCAAAACAAGCGCAACCGATTTAGATTTCACATGGATTGCGAATGATCAGGGGGATATAACCGCAGTCACAGTAACCAGCCCAATCACAGGTGGTGGCACATCAGGCAGCGTTGGCATTGCGATTCAAGATGGCACAACTGCACAAAAGGGTGCGGTGCAATTAGAAAATTCAACATCTAGCACATCAACAACAACTGCGGCAGTTCCTGCAAATGTTAAAACATCTTATGATTTAGCAGCTGCGGCAGTTCCAAAATCAACAGTTACTACAAATGGCGATTTAATTTATGGCACAGGATCAGCGGCAGTTACTAGGTTGGGCATTGGTAGCGCATCACAAGTTTTGACAGTTTCAGGCGGTGTGCCAAGTTGGGCTACACCCGCAGCCGCAGCCACAAAAATTGTGCAAGTAGTCTATGGCTCAACATCAACAGGTGCTTCAAGTTCATCAAGCACTTATGCAGATACAAATTTAACAGCAACAATTACCCCAACAAGTGCAAGTAATTATATTTTAGTTTTTGTATCTCAAACAGGAATTGTTAAAAGCCCTGCTAATGCTGGAAATGGTTTAAATCTTAAATTGTTTAGAGGTTCAACTGATATAAATTTCTTTGGTAGAAACATTTTATATACAGGCACAGCAATTCAATTAGTTGGTTCAACAGCAAGCATTGTGTATAAAGATAGTCCTGCCACAACAGCTGCAACAACATACAAAACACAATTTGCCAACGAAAATAACACAGCCACAGTTTATGTTAATGACAGCGGCGCAGTTAGCACAATCGTATTAATGGAGGTTACACCATGATTAGATTTGAAAATGCAATAGAAAGATTATTTCCTGATACTGAATGGGTCTGCTATGGAGCAAACCTTGACGGATTAGAGTTTATGGATAAATCAATTAAAAAACCTACACAGGCACAAATTGATGCTGCTCTAAAAGAATTAGAAGCTGAGGCAATTTCTGAGAGCAAAACAAACGCATCTGCCAAATCTGCATTGCTTGAAAAATTGGGCATAACTGAGGATGAAGCAAAACTCTTATTGGGCTAATGATTACATCCCATAATGGTTGGACTGCATCAATTGATCCAACTGCCATTGGCATTGGCTCATACCCTGTGCCAGGAACAAAGATCAAACTGCGGTGCGCAGCTGCGGTTGCACCATTACTGGTCACATTTGCGGCAGAATTTCATCAACATATTGAACCCATTGATGCAGGTGCATTGGATGACTGGGGTTATTGTTACCGAAACATACGCGGATCAACTGACAAATTGAGCAATCATGCATCAGGCACAGCCATTGACCTGAATGCCACAAAGCATCCCCTGGGTCATGCCGCGACATTCACACCCATGCAAACAGTGCTGATTCAGGCATTATGCAAAAAGTATGGGTTAAAGTGGGGTGGGGATTACACACACAGAAAAGATGAAATGCATTTTGAGGTTTCTCTCAATCCAGCCAAATGTGCTGAGTTGATTGGAAAACTAAACATAGGGAAAGCAGGTCAAAATGGATAAAGTGAAAGCAATGTTGGCTTCATGGGGTCGCAGTTATTTAGCAGCTGCATTAGCCGTTTACATGGCAGGCGGCACATTCCAACAAATGTTGATGGGCGGGGTCGCAGCCGTATTGCCCGTTTTATTGCGTTGGTTAAATAGTGATGATAAAGAATTTGGCTTAGGTTCAAAGTAGTGACAACGACTGAATGGGTTGCGGTTATCGGGTGCGCAATTGCCCTGCTATCTGCAATCTATTCAGTCATCAAAGTAGTGACAAAATCCATCATGATTGAATTATTGCCAAATTCAGGCAAATCACTCAGGGATGAGATCAGAGCATTGAGTGCCAGGGTAGACTCCATCTATGAAATCATTGGCGGTAAATAGGCTCATTGGCGTGTTGGTCGTTGCCAAGTGTCAGCGGGCGGTGTCATACTGATTTCACGCACCTAATCGGGGGCGTAGATTCGGGAGATACACAATGAACACAATCAACGCCTTAACAGGCATCCTAGGGGTAGCCACAGGGCTGCTGATAGGGTTAAAAGTAGGCATCAAGCGTGGTGATACTGCTGGCAGTCGCAGGGGTTTTGCCAGGGGCATTGCAGTTAGCCGCTCAATCGTAAATCGGATTTCTAATGGTGCTTGAAAATTATGAAACAGTGGCAGAACGCATTGATAAGTTTTGGGCAAAATATGCCAGCGGGCGCATTTCAACGCAGCTGATTCATCAGGATGGCACACGCTACATTGCCCAGTGTGATCTTTACAAAGAGATCACCGACCCATCACCATTTGCAACAGATTTTGCTGAGGAAATCAGGACAAACAACAACCGATTCCCAGCCGAAAATGCAATTACATCTGCAATTGGTCGCGCATTGCACACAGGTGGAATCAGCAAATTCAGTGAGGGCATAGCCCGCCCATCCGCTGAGGAGATGTCTAGGGTGTCCTGGACTGCACCTATTGATGAACCAACATTGATTGCACAAACAATGGGTGGGGTAATTGAGCAGGTTGCAACTGGCACTGCACCCAATGAAGCACCGCAATGCTCACATGGTCACATGTTGGCAAAAATGGGGATCAGCCCAAAGACAAACAAACCTTATAGTGGCTGGGTCTGCTCATCTACAAATCGGGATTCACAATGCAAGCCAATTTGGAATTGACATGGGCGGCATCTCATTCACACGCAATGGCGTGACTGGACACATCACCGCAGATGGTGAACTGCTCAATGATAAACAGGCTCAAACATGTGATTATTGCTTTGAGCCACACAACCGCATTGACATGATCAAGATTGTTGATGATCGATTTCATCTATGCCGCAGCTGCTATCTCAGGCACATAGTTAGATGATAAAGGTTGAACTGACCCTGGTTGATGAAATTATGGCTGCCAGGGTTGGACACACGCGCACAGTTGAATGCATTGCCAAACATCATTCAGAAAATTCTGATGTGAAGCGCACATTGTTTGAAAACATAGCCAATCAATCCGCTGCGGTAGCGGCTGAAATTGCAGTGGCTAAAGTGCTGGGGTTTACAGAGTTTGATCCAACTCAAACCCGATTTAAAAACAATGCTGATGTGGGGGCAAATGTTGAGGTCAAATGGTCACGCTGGTTTGACACAGCCCTGCACATCCAACCCACAGATCGTGATGCTGATGTTGCGGTGTTGGTCGTAGGCAATTCACCCAATCTGATGATTGTTGGGTGGATGCCAGTTATCAATGCCAAACGCCCACGCTATAAGCACAGCAAATTTAGGGGCTGGGCAGTTAGCCAAATCAATCTGCAACCTATTGAGAGCCTATTAAGGAGTAATTATGCCAATGTCAGGATTTGAGGATTTGCCAGTCTTTGATTGCCAAATGTGCGTTGCAATTTTGAATGCAAAAGGTGGCAAATATAAGAGCTGCAAAACTGAATGGATTCCTAGAGTAGTTGGTGACACATTGCCGCCTGGGTTGTCCACAATGGAATGCACAGGTTGTGGGCAAATGCGTGTTCACTTTGTTGGAAATGATGACACATCAGAATCAAAGGATAATCTCACATTCTGAGATGATAATTTTATGCAGTCTGACCTGCGGTTATGGTGAATAAATGAAAAAGAATTTGCATCATCTATTGACACCCTGGATACGCTCACCATCCGCGCATAGAGCCGCGAGGCGATATGGCTCAATGCGTGGCTCACTAACGGGCGCACTATGTATTCTCCTTATGGAGATTATGTTTGCGCAAAATAGTTGGTCAATAACTAACCCTGATATGTATAAGTTATACGCACACACACTTATTGTTGATTATAAAGAATTCCAATGCTTAGATAAATTATGGGTTAAAGAATCTAATTGGAATACAGCTGCACACAATAAGTCAGGTGGGGCTTATGGAATACCACAATTAAAGAATAAGAAACTCAAACACATGGATGGATTCACCCAGGTTGAGTGGGGTATTAAATACATCAAGCACAGGCACAAAACGCCATGTAATGCCTGGGCTTATTGGTTAAAGCATAAGAATTACTAATGATCACAGTGTTAATGGGCGCACCTGCATCAGGGAAAACAACCTGGTTAAAGGAGAATAAAACTGGCTTTGAGCATATCTATTCAACAGAATTGGTCAGGGTAAATAGGGAATTAGATGTAGATTATTATATGAACATGATCAGGGCTAAGGCAGTGAAAGCAGCTGATGAGGGCAAAGATGTGATTGCTGATGGCACACACACCATCACATTGCACAGATTGTTTTGGCTTAACCTAGCAAAGCGGTTGAGTATTGAAACAAGGTTAATTGTGTTTAACACACCATTGCCATTGTTGTTGATGGGTAACAGTATTAGGACACATCCATGCCCAGTCAATGTGTTGGTAAAGCATCACAAAAACATGCAGATTGCAAAGCGTTTGGTGTTGCGTGAAGCCTGGAACACAATTGAAAATAAGGTGCGCAGTGTCTAAGTCATGGGCAAATGGCAGTCATAAGGGCTGGCGCAAAGTCAGGCAGCGCATATTGTTAAGAGATCATTCAACCTGCCAGTTATGTTCACAAACTGAAGGA